GATGACGAGGTGACGTTCCACCGTTGGATGGCGCGTTTCGACAGTTTCGCCAGCGCAGTACAAAACGCCGAGGCCAGAGCCGAGGTCGGCCACGTCCTGAACATCCGGCAGGCCGCGCAATCTGGCACCTGGACCGCCTCCGCCTGGTGGCTGGAGCGGCGCCGCCATGAGGACTGGGGACGGAAGGATCGTATCGAGATCATCAACAGTGTTCGTGAGATGGCACGCGCTGCTGGCGCCGACGAGGACGCCGCTGTCGCTGAGGCCGAGGAATACCTGAAAGAGATCAGAAGTGCCCGCCGTTAGCCCGCCCGAGGCCATCCTGGTCCGCTCGCATATGCGCGAGTGGCTGCGTGAGCGCCGACAGGTTGAGGTCGATCCCGTCCTGCTCTCGCCGCTCCAGTGGGCCGAGCAGAATGCCACGATTGTCCTCCCCACCGAAGGGCGTATGCCGTTTGCGCCGTACCCGTATCAGCGTGACCTACTGGACGATCGCTCCCTGCGCCGGGTCGTCCTCAAAGCTCGGCAGACCGGCATGAGCAACGTCATCGCCATTGAGGCGCTGCATCTGGCGATCACCCGCCCAGACTCGACCATCCTGTTCGTCTCCAGGAACCAGCAGGCCGCCCGCGTGCTCATCACCTACGCTCAGCACACGCTGAGTGGACTACGCCAGATACCCGAGCTCACCAACGAGACGCAGTCAGAGCTTGCCTTCCCGAACGGCTCGCGCATCATCAGCTTGCCAGCCACCGCCAGCACCGGCCGAGGCTTCGCTGCTACTCGCGTCTACCTGGACGAGTTCGCGTTCTGTGCCTATGACGGATTGATCTATGAGTCCATCGTCGGTACCGTCTCGACGGGTGGTGATCTGACCGTCCTGTCCACCGCCAACGGCCGCAATAACGTGTTCTTCCGTCTCTGGTCCGGCGTCGAGGGCGGGCACTGGTCGAAGCACCGCATCCACTGGTCGGACTGTCCGCGCTATGACGACGCCTGGGCCGAGCGCACCCGAGCCGGCATGACCCGTCAGGCGTTCGCTCAGGAATACGACTTGGACTTTCTCACGAGCGGTGATGCCGTCTTCGACCCTGCCGACCTGGCCCTGTGTGGCGACGACTGGGACGGAAACGCTGCTGGCTGCTCGCAATTCGTCACGGCGTGGGATATCGGCCGCAGGCAGGATCATACGGTCGGGATCACGCTCGGGATCCGTGACGACGCCTGGCACGTCGTCGAGTACGAACGCTTCTTAGCCCCCTACCCGGTCATCCAGGCCCGTATCGAAGCCCGGGCCCGGGCCTACACTGGCCGTCATGTCGTCGAGTCCAACGGCGTTGGTGACCCGGTGATCGAGAACCTGACCTGCCGTGTCGACCCGTTCACGACGACCGCGAAGACGAAGGTTCAGGCAATCCAGGCGTTGCAGTTGCTCATCCAGCAACGCCGCTTCAAACACGCCGAGCCGCAGCTCGGTGCCGAACTAAGCGTCTACGAGTGGGCAGATCAGGGCATCGTTCAGGACAGCGTGATGGCCGCCAGCATTGCCGCGTTCACCGTCCAGAAGCCGGCCCGTGCGGCATATGTGTACTGAGAGGGGGTGATCCTGTGGGCCTTTGGGACTTCCTACTGCATCCAGCCGGCAAGGCGAGAGGATGGGATCAACTGCCCTCTCCCGTCACCGAGCGGAAAGCTAGTTGGACCATTGACGACTACCGCGCCGTCATCGTCTCGCCGCTGGTACACGGCCCGGGTGCAACCGACCTGCTGGCCGGCGCCTACGGGTCATCCGCCAACAGCGCCGTGTTCGCCTGCCTCCAGGTCATTGCGACCGCGCTCGCCGAGCCCGAACTCAAGGTGTACAGGATCGCAGCCGGCGAGCGGGTCGAGGTCGACGACGCCCCGATCACCGACCTACTCAAGCGGCCCAATCCGCACATGACCCTGGACACCCTGCTCTGGTACCTGAGCAACTGCCTGAAGGTCGACGGGAATGCGTACTGGAGGAAGATGCGCGCCGGCAACCCGGACACCGGCAACGTGGTCGAGCTGTGGCCGATCAGCCCGAGCAGGCTTGAGCCCAGAACCATTCGCGACTCTGGCGACTTCATCAGCTTCTACCGCTACTACATCAAGCCGGGTCAGTACGAAGACATCCCCGTCGAGAACGTCGTGCACTTCAAGACCGGGCTTGACGACAAGGACCATCGACTCGGGTGCGCGCCGCTCAAGCGCCTCGCCCGCGAGGTCTCATCCGACGACCAGGCCACGCGCTACGCCGACCGGCTGCTCGCGAACCTCGCCATCAACGGACTGAGCATGGAGTTCGACAAGGAGATGGGGCCGATTGATCGGGCGACCGCTGACGAGATGAAAGCCCGCATTCAGTCGGCCTACTCCGGCGACAACGTCGGCGCCGTCTCTGTCCTCTCGCCCGGCGCCAAGCTCGTCTCCCACGGTTTTAGCCCTGAGCAGATGGACCTCAAGGTCTTGCACCGGGTGCCAGAGGAACGCATCGCCGCCGTACTGGGCGTTCCTGCGATTGTGGCGGGTTTAGGGGCAGGACTGGACCGTAGTACCTACTCGAACTTTTCCGAGGCTCGTGAGGCGTTCACGGAGATGACGCTGATCCCGAGCTGGCGATCCGTCGCCGCCACCATCACGCTCAGCCTGCTGCCTGACTTCATGAGCGAGAAGAGTGCGGTTGTCGACTTCGACATTGACGACGTCCGTGCCCTCGGCGACGACGAGAGAAAGAAGGCCACCAGACTGTCCATCTACGTGACGGCTGGCATCCTCGACGTCAACGAGGCCAGGGCTGAGATCGGCCGGGAGCCTCGCGCTCCGTCGCCCCCGGCAGACGCAGCGGCTCCGGCGCTTCCGGCGTCCCCACCGGAAGCGCGGAGCCGGCCGCGCATCCTCACCCTGCCGTACCGTGAGATCAAGGCGCCAGACGATCTGCCCGGCCAGTTCGGGCGGCTCAAAGACAACCTGGAGCCCGACTGGTTCTCCGAGATCGAATCGTTCCTGACCGCACAACTCAGGAGGGTCAATGCGAAGCTCAGGGCAGGAGCCGATACCGCTGAGGGACTGGTCGCCGAGGGCGAGGCCGTCCTCCTGGGTGAGGTGCTTACGCCGCTTCAAGTCAGCCTGCTCGACGATGTCAGTCGTCTGGTCGTGGCTGAACTTGGCATCGCCTTCGACCTCGACGACGCGGCGTCCCGAGAGTACCTCCGCTCGGCCGGAGGCAACATCGTCGGCATCACCGAGACGACCCGCGATGCTGTCCGCGCAGCTCTCATCGAAGGCCAGCAAGCTGGAGACGGAATTCCACAACTCGCGGCGCGCCTAGAACAACTCCCGGCCTTCAACCGAGCAAGAGCGATTACGGTCAGTCGCACAGAACTCGGCAACAGCACCAACCTGGCCGCAATCCAGAACTACCGCTCGTCTGGGGTCGTCGCCGGCGTCAGAGTCTTCGACGGCGACTACGACGCCGAGTGCGTCGCGATGAACGGCCGGGTGTTCACCCTCGATCAAGTGCCGCCGACGCTCCAGCACCCCCGGTGCCTGCGAGCCTTCGCGCCGATCACCGATGCATCAGAGCTGACGCGCTCAGCATAGGGAGGTACCGTGGCCCTCGACCCGAGCATTACTACCGCTGCCGCCAACGCCGCGTGTGACGCGGTCGTCGACCTGATCGACGCCGGCACCCCGCCCGGTCTGCTCAAGATCTACGGCGGGACCGTGCCGGCCAACGCCAACGCCGCGCTTGGCGGTGCGACCCTGCTCGGCACGCTGACGTTCTCAAACCCAGCCTTCGGCGCCGCCTCGTCTGGCGTGGCAACGGCCTCGGCCATCACGTCCGACACCAGCGCCGACGCGACCGGCACGGCGACGTTCTTCCGGATCACCAACGCCGCCGGCACGGTCATCATCCAGGGCGAGGTCGGGACATCTGGCGCCGACCTGAACCTGTCATCAACCTCGATCACCATTGGTGGCACGATCGCCGTGTCCTCACTCACCTACACGCAGCAGGGTCTCGCGTAAGGAGCCACCATGCTGCGATCACGACACATCATTAGCGGACTGGTGCTGGCGGCCGTGGTTGCGGCAGCCTCGCTTTCTGGCTCAGTCACCGCGCAGACACCGCCGCTGAGTGGCTATCTGGAGGACTTCAACCGCTATGAGGCATCGGCGCCGATGCCTCTCGTGTCCTATGTTCCGCCAGCTGGCGGCCAGCGGTCGAACACTCTGGAGATCCTGACCCATTCGCGGAACGGCGACGCTTGGCAGAACCTCGACCACATGATGATGGATCACGGTCCGATGTGTCAGGCGCCACCAGCACAACACGACCCGGGGAATCCCAACCCGTACCATCAAGCGTCGTTCATCTGCTCGGCCAACCCCCATCTGATGACGGCTATCAATGGTCCGGGCTACGCCGCGATGCTCCTGACCCCGAACCATCAGGTGGACTTTTCGGCTGGCGAAGCGGTCATCCGCTTCGACCTCTCGACGTTCCGCTCGGCCGACCGGGACTGGATCGACGTCTGGGTGACGCCGTTCGGGCAGTCGGTGACGATCCCGTTTGAAGGCAGCGAGGTTGACGCTCAGGGCTTCCCGATGAACGCCATCAACATCAAGATGCACGGACGACGGGGAGAGACGGGCTTCGACGCTCTGGACATCCGGAATGGTGTCGGCACGGAGTTCCCACCGGGTGCCGGCCCGCACTGGTACCTCTCTATGGAGTCGATCCCCGGCTTCATCCCCTCGGCCCAACGCCGCGATGCCTTCGAGATTCGACTATCGAAAACCCACATCAAGGTCTGGATGCCACAGTATGGGATGACCTGGGTGGATCGAGACTGGGTAGCGCCGCTCGGCTTCGACCGTGGCGTTGTGCAGCTCGGCCATCACAGCTACACCCCGACGAAGGACTGCGTCCCGGACAACTGCACGCCGCAGACATGGCACTGGGACAACATCGCCATCGCGCCGTCGATCCCGTTTACGCAGATCCACGCCAATGAACGGGCAGCCTTTGAGGCGAGTCCAGGACAGGTGATGGAGTTCACCTTCCCGCAGCCAGCGCCTCAGAATGCGTACCTGCGCGTCGATGCCGTGGGCCAGGGCTATCAGGTCAGTGCGGACGGCGGCGCGACCTGGGCAACGCTGACACGGCAGCCGTCGAGCCGAAACGACCCGGGCCACGTCGCGCCGTACCATCACCCGATTGTGGCCGGCACGACAGCCGTCAAGCTCAGGACGACACAAGCCGGCTGGTGGGGCCTGGGCCTGGTTGATGACGCCTCGATCTGGGCAGACACCGCCCCCGTACTGGTGACCCCGGTGGCTGCTACGCCAACCGCGCTCCCGCCAACCGCAACGTCCGAACCCCCCACCAATACACCGGTCAGCACCAGTACGCCACTGCCGACGTCAACACCCGTACCGCCGACGAGTACGCCGGCTCCTGCAACGGCGACATCCGCCCCCGCAACGGCGACGGCAGCCGCATTCGGAGCCTGCACGGTGACCGTAAGCCCGAACCGTAAGACTGGCTCTTGGAGTTGTCCCTGATGGCGATGCTGGGCGGGCTGGTCATCCTGGCTGCATGGATGACCAGAGATGACAAGTACGACCCGGGACGGGAGGGGTAGTGGCAAAGGTGCATGTCCTCGATACCGCTGGCGGGCTCACGCGCGTCGCCTATCACATCGACGTGCCGGCTG